GAAGACTTCAGAAAAGGCGAAAGCCGCGGTGCTCGAACACCAACGGCTTTCAGGTGCAAAAACGGAGTGTAATTGCGGAGCTAAGTATGTCAAACACAGCTGAAATTATCAATTTCCCCCACAGAACCGAACAACCGGGAGGTCGTATGGCCGACCTGTCGAACGGGTATACTAAGATCGCTAACGAGATCCAACAGCTTAAGCCTCGTCTGAGAATGTCAGGCCGGGAGTGGCAGTGTTTTGAGGCGGTGATCTGGCTTACCTACGGCTGGAACAAGAAGCAGGACCGGGTTACAAACACGGTTATCGCCGAGCTTACAGGGCTGAGTGATTCGCATGTCTCTGATGCGCTCAAATCGCTCGCAGAACGCAAAATTATCTTCAGTCAGAAGCAGGGCGTGATGAAAACGGTCGGTATAAATACTGACCTTTCTGCCTGGATTTTAGACAAACCGAAAACGGGAAAAGTCTTCCCGAAATCGGGAAAAGTGTTACCGAAAACGGGAAAAGTCATCCCGAAAACGGTAGACACCCAAGACTATAACAAGAACAATATTAAAAGATCCTCGTCTCGGAATTCTGACGAATCCCGAAACCAGAAAACTCAGAAGTTTCTCTCACGCCATCCAGAAGCCGCCGCCGGGATATACACCCCGGCAGGTAAATCATGGGGATCCGCTGACGACCTCAAGGCCGCTCGCTGGATTTACGACAGGCTCCTCACCATCAACGCCTCGCTATCCGAACCAAACTGGGCTGAATGGGCAAACACCATCAGGCTGATGCGTGTCCAGGACAAGCGCACGCACTACGAAATCTGTGACCTGTTCCAGTGGGCCAACCGGGACGAGTTCTGGAAAGACAACATCCTGAGCCCTTCAAGTCTGCGCAAACAGTGGGATCAGCTCACCACCAAACGGCTGCGTGCAACCGGAACGGCAAAACCTTCCCGGGGCAGCATTGACCTGCATAACACCGACTGGATTGATGGGGTGCTGGAATGAAAAACCTAGCCGAGAGCATTCGCAATTTTGACCGGGAACAGGCCCGCCGCGTGGCACACAACATGCCAGAGCAGTACACCGAACGCGAACAAACGCAGCTGGTGGCGCAGATTATCAACGGTCTGTTCTTACAGCTGGCGGCCGCGTTTCCTGCAAGCCTGGTTAATCGCAGCCAGGAAGACGTGAACGAAATTCGCCGCCAGTGGGTGCTGGCGTTCAAAGAAAACGGGATCACCACTCTGGAGCAGGTTGAAGCCGGTATGCGTGTAGCTCGCAGCCAGGAGCACCCATTCCTGCCGTCACCAGGCCAGTTCATCAAGTGGTGCAGGGAAGGGCGATGTGCCCTGGGGATCACCACCGCTGACGTCATGGCTGAGTACTGGAAGTGGCGCAAGCTGGTGTTCCGGTACCCGAGCAGTGAGCAGTATCCGTGGCCGAAGCCAGTTTATTACCATATATGCCTCGAACTGCGGCGCCGGGGAACTGATGGGCAGTTGAGCCATAAAGAGCTCGAGCGTGAGGCTGGCGAGATTCTGGGTATGTGGGAAAAGCGGGTGCTAGCTGGGAAGCCGATTCCGCCTGTTCGCAGAGCGCTGGCCGCACCAGTAGATTCGAAAGGCCCTACTCCGGCAGAACTGTTAAAAGCAAAGTACGAACGAATTAAGGCAGCTGGGGGAATAATGAAGATGGTTTAGACCGCAAAGACAAACTAATGGTGTTGGTAGCAAAATAACTTACATAAAAGAGGATACTCGTCGTAGCGGGTCACCTCTTGTATCCTGGTACTAAGCCACTAGAAGTAACTCTTCCATTAGATAGAAAAGAATATATTTATCCTAATAATATGTAGTAATATTTTAACCGATATAATAACTAAGTCGTCAATGTCAACGGATTCAGATAGCTATGAACGAGGAGACTATTCTAGTAATATTTATTCGCAAGTTTCATGATTAAAAAATAGTTAAACGTAATTTTCAATAAGATCAATGGAAACTAATCACATTCGAGAAATTGTCTTCTGGATTCTTGCTCCTCCAGATATTCAAAAGATAAAAGGCGAATTTCATGATGATTGTAAAACCATTGGCTTGCGGTACGTCGAACAGTATGGCCAACATCAAAACAGGCCCCGGACGCTGCCCGAATGATAGCATACTTCCCATTTTTGAAATGAATCAAATGGATACAGAAAAACTGATTTTTCTGACCAGCTAGACGGCTAGCTATTATATCGCCTTCAATAACAACATCTTTTTTAATTTTCATAATCTAGACCTTCATTTGATTGTATAACTAAACGTATTGACTTCTCCTTCTCCGCTCGGCTTAGCTTTTAAGATGATTATCCGCCAATGCACCAACACTCAGACGGGCGAAACAACAATTTACATGCAGGACATTCTAGGACTGAATCCTTGCGCAATTTACCCGCTTTCTGAGCAGCCCTGTGGTCACATAGCGGGCAAGCGACAAGTACAGGCCTTTCTTTGAAATGTCTGAGTCCTGTTGTATAAGACATAAATAATACCCTCAAAAGTGTAATATTCATTATACCCCTTAATGCAATTATGTTTTGGCTAAGTTATGTGTAATTATTACACAACGTATGCTTAAGAGAATTAATATGAGTGTTGGATTTATGATAAAATGCCCTTCCAGGAGATATTTGTAATGAAATCAGAAGACACACTTGACTGGTACCCTGCGCAGCTACCTCTTGTAAAAATTATCCTAGGTGAAGCTGTGCTCGCAGTTGGCAAACAGGGAAGGCCAATCAACACTCGAACCTTACTTGAGTATCTTCAAGTTATGCAGGTTAAGCAAAAAAAACGGGATGATAAAGTTGCCATGCAGACCGCGATTGAAGTTCTTAGGGACAATCAACGCATTAACGGCAGGCGTTAATGCGTTTTTTAGAGATTGTCAGTTTTGAAGGATCTCAACCTTATGTCTTTGCCCGTCATTTTTTAAAAATATTCTGTCATCTAGTAGTACGATACCGTCAAGTGTAACCTGATACTCCCCATCGCCACGTGTAATATTAATCTCGTAATGACTTTCGTCATGTTGATATGTCAGAGAAAAAGACTCCCACTCTGCTGGCAACAGGGGATGGACTGTCAAGACATTACCGGAGCGTTTTATACCCATTAATTCTTCTGTAATAAGACGGTAGGCCCAACCCGCGGATCCGGTATACCAACTCCAACCTGCACGTCCAGTATGAGGCGCGACACTGTAGACATCTGCACTCATGACATAAGGTTCTGCTTTGTAAATCCTTACTTCTTGGTCAGTTGACGAGTGGTTTATTGGGTTGATTAATGACCAGAGATACCACGCACGATCTGCATTCCCCATGCGGGCAAATGCCATTACGGCCCAGATAGCACCATGAGTATATTGTCCGCCATTTTCACGTACACCTGGCACATAACCCTGTATGTAGCCGGGATTTGGTCCATGACCATCGAATGGAGGCGAAAGTAGCTTTATCAGCCTGGCTTCGGCATCTACCAGGTGCTTGTCCAGAGCATGCATAGCTTTGCCGGCGCGTTCATCGTCAGTCGCGCCGGATAAAACGGACCAGCTTTGAGCTATAGCATCAATTCGACATTCCTGAGAACCTGTGGATCCCAAAGGTGTTCCATCATCAAAATAACCTCGCCGGAACCATTCGCCGTCCCAAGCTGCAGCGTGCAGATTTTTTTGCAAGCGCACCGCCTCAGTGCGGCATAGTGACGCTATATGCTCATCTTGTCGCCGATCAGCGAGCGTCGCAAAACGCTGTAAAATGTCGAACATGAAGAACCCCAGCCAGACGCTCTCACCTTTTCCTTCGATGCCGACCCGGTTCATCCCATCGTTCCAGTCGCCAGCGCCCATTAGCGGCAGACCATGCTGTCCAAATCGTAGCCCATGTTTAATGGCTTTAACGCAGTGTAACCAAAGCGTCTCTTCGGTGTGGCTGATTAGCGGCGTATCGTAAACGGATTCTTCTCCAGGCTGAAGCTGACGTCCTTCTAGATAAGGAATCATCTGCTCTAGTATCCCGATATCCCCAGAAGCGTCGACGTAGTGACAGACGGCGAGCGGGAGCCAGAGAAAATCATCTGAACATCGCGTGCGTACGCCGTTACCGTGAGGTGGATGCCACCAGTGCTGCACATCGCCTTCAAAAAACTGCCTTGACGCGCACAGTAGTATTTGTTCGCGCAGGCGTTCCGGTGCAGCGTGGGTCAGTGCCAATGTATCCTGGAGTTGATCGCGAAAACCAAATGCGCCACCCGATTGATAATAACCGCTGCGCGCCATGAGGCGACAGGCCATTGTCTGATATAGCAGCCAACCGTTAACTAACTTATCAACTGTATGGTCTGGTGTATTGACCACTATCTTATCCAGCATGCGGTGCCAGTGACGATGTACATTGTTCAACTCCTGTCGAACGATATTTTCATCAAAATAATGATCGAGTATTGTCTGAACCCGGGCGGAGTTTTCCTCGCTGCCAAGTATAAAAATGAAGGTCTTCTGATCACCGTCAATTAAGGTGGTAACAGACTGAACTGCACCGCATGGATCCAAACCAGCGCCGGTATTTCCCGACAAACTGCGTAGCTTCATTGCAGCCGGTTTTTGCAAAGAGCCATTGCGGCCAATAAACTCTCGGCGATCACCTGTCAACGAACAATGAGGATCGTTGACAGCGAAAAATGCAATGCGTCCTTCGCCGTTAGCTCCGTAAAAATTATTTGCTGTAACTCCACTTCCACTCGGCACGACCACCGTATGAGTAAAGATATGTGGAGCAGAACGCGAGCGTGATTCCCCAAGTGTCCACTCTACGTATCCTGTGACCGATAAATTGCGCGTGCGGCCCGAATTGTTACTAAGTGTCAAGATTGCCAACTTAACAGGATCGTGTTCGGCAACCATTATTGTCAACTCGCTATCTATACCACTATCGCGATGCGCGAAGACGCTGTAGCCAAAACCATGTCGGGTTAAGTAATCCCCGCGGCCACGCACAGGTAATGTCGTGGGTGACCATACCGTTCCGTTCTCTTCATCACGTATATAAAAAGCCTCACCGCTACGGTCGCTTACTGGATCGTTTTCCCATGGGGTTAAACGATATTCATGAGCGTTCTCGTACCAACTGTAAGCCTGTCCGGCTTCTGAAATGACGCTACCAAAACAGGAGTTAGCGAGCACATTTGACCAAGGGGCTGGCGTTGGAACATTTTCCTTCAGGATAATCTGATACTCCCGTCCATCCTCAGAAAACCCTCCATACCCGTTGAAGTTGAACAGATGTTCTGTCTGCGGCGTCCAGTCTTCGTGTCGATTGCTTCCCACAGTGACAAAAGGTACAAATGGCCTGTGCGGTTTAATTGACGAGTGGAGCCGCTGATTGAGCTGCTCGTTTAGTCCGCCCGCGCGATCGTCAAGATACATACATGCAACGCTCATCAATAGTTGTTTATCTTCGGAAGACAAATGCTCTCCGTTACGGACAAAAATGCCGCCAGGTTTATCCAGCAGGCTGGCTTCTGAACCGGCATAGATTAAATCCATAATCAGCGTTTGTAGGGCCTGCTGATAGCCACCGGCGCTGTTATTGAGGATAACAAGATCCACTTCAAGCCCTTTTAACCGCCAGTAACGATGAGCCTGAATCAGTGTGGTGATAGAGGTCATACTCTCATCGCTGGTCACGCTATGCAGTACAATCGGTAGATCACCTGAAATTCCCCAGCCCCACAGTCCGGACTGACCGCGGCGGTTACGGCTTATGACCTGAACGTCGGCGCGTAGTTCGTGACAGGGATAGAGCACAGCGCTAGCGAGTCGGTTAAACAGCGTTGCGTCATCTTCGCTGGCATTTATCTGCCTTAGCACTACTAGACTGTGCGACCAGGCAAGCTCAAAAACACGCTCCGCGATTGGGTAATCACGGTATTTTTCCAGTAATGCCTGGCTTTGTTGACGGCTCTCACTGATGCCATAAACGATATCAATCGTTATCGGAATACCAGGCATGAGTCTCACAACTTGTCGTATCGCCAAGACAGGATCCAGCACGGCACCAGAAGTATTACTGAGCGGCCCGTTAGCATAGATAGCTGCGGCATCAGCCGGGCTTCTGCCCCTTCCAATAAACTTAGCTCGGTCTGTTTCAAACGAGGCTTCATTATAATCATTGCTATGTACCACCATCATGTGAAACAGAAATGGGCTCGGTTCATCTGGAGAACGCGGTCGTCGATGGCAAAGAATAGCGTCCCGGCTGGGATCAATCTCAGTTTCGATGAACAAATTACTGAATGCTGGATGCGCTAGATCACTGGTTTCTGGAGCAATCACCACTTCCGCATACGTTGTTAGTTCAAGCGATCGCGGTAGACGGCCATGGTGAACTAGGGTGACACGGCGCAGCTCTATATCATCCTCCGGGGAAACCACAACCTGTGTCCTGACGCTAAGGTTTCCTAGGGTACGCCTGAATTCTGCGCCTGCGTCGGTGAAGATTATCTCATCGGTGCTGTTCGCATTTCCGCCCATGGGCTGCCAAGTATTGCTCCATACCTCATTCGTAAGCGGATCACGGATATAACAGAACGATCCCCAGTTATCACGGGTTGTATCGCAGCGCCAGCGGGTTACTGAAATCGAATTCCAGCGGCTGTATCCTCCACCACCTGGTGTCAACATCAAGTGGTAATGCCCATTTGAGAGCAACTGTATTTCCGGAGTAGGGCTGTCTACATGACTAAAAACTCTCGGTTCATATCGTACCGGTTTAACCCTTCCTTCATGGGATTCAAAATGACGGCGAGGGCTGTAAAGATCGACTTCATCCGGGACGCGTTCCTGCAAAAGAAGATTCGCCGACATAAAAGTGGGGCTTGCCATAAATCGCTCGATCATGGGGGCATCAAGCAGGATATGCGCTAGCGCCTGGAATCCCATCCCTTGATGGTGTGCCATCCAGGACTGTACAACCGCGTACAGTTGCCCGGTAGCAAGCCGTGATGGCGTGTAGTCCAGCGCTTCATAAAATCCGTATTCGCCATGTGCACCGCTCTGCTCCAGTCTAAGCAAGTTTTCGCAGGCCTTCTGGGGGGAAACGAGCAGAGCCAGTAGTGTTGCATAAGGCGCGACAACCACATCGTCCGCAAGTCCTCGGCGAAGACCGAGTCCAGGTACACCAAATGCCTGATACTGATAATTACGCTGGACATCAAATGCATGATAGCCGGACTCAGAAACGCCCCATGGTACGCCACGTTCCTTGCCCCAGTTAATCTGGCGCGTCACCGCTGATTTACCCATTTCATCAAGCAAACTGCCGCGCCAGTTTGGCATCACAAGATTCGGCATCAGGTATTCAAACATCGAACCGCTCCATGACATCAACGCGGTTTCATTGTCGATATTGGTGAACAACCTTCCCAACGCATACCAGCTTTTCATCGGAAGCTGATTTGTCGCGATAGCGAGAAAACTTGTCAGCCTGATTTCAGAGGGCAGAAGGTCATAGTGGCTTTTATCGGCGGTATTTGTGTCGCAGTTATATCCGACGCTGAGTAGGTTGGTAGCTTCGCTGTAGAGAAAGGCAAAATCCATTCGCGCATGGTCATTTAACCTCTTTTCAAGTTCGCTGATAATATCCAGCCGCAAACGGGCGTGAGTGATAACTGATGCAGGAGGAGTTCCTTCCCCGGTGTCGGTACTCTGCGCCAACCAGCTTAGTGTTGGCAGTGTCTCGCTTTTGTATGTAGGGGGTAACCACGCGAGCAGATATGACCATTCGTGGCATATTTCAATCAACTGATGCTCCAGATGCTCGGCCCAGCGCACCACAATATCGCCTTCATGCTGACTTGCAGCGGTGAGATGTTTGCACTGAGTACGCATCTTTTTAAGTTCGCTGTAAATAGCTCCCAGAGGAAGTTCCGCTGAGCTGAAACACTGCTTTTGAAGCTCTTTAAGCGTATCCGGTGCCCCTGGCCCCCAGTGTTTTTCAAGAAGTAATAATGTATCGTTTAACCCTGCAAATATTCTTTCGCCATTCAAAATGGGCTGGTTTTGCATGGCTAATAACCCTTCTCGCAGAGTCAATAAATGTCCGGCCATATTACCGCTATCCACGCTTGATACGTAACGCGGACTGAGCGGTGCAAGCGTTCGAGTGTCATACCAGTTATATAAATGACCACGAAAATGTTCCATATTATCAAGAGAGTCGAGCGTGAGCGTTATACGCTGTAAGACGCTACCGCCTGGCAAATAGCCAAAATCCCAAGCAGTAAGGTTAGCCAGTAGTGATAATCCAATGTTGGTTGGGGATGTACGGTGCGCGATCGTCGGCTGCGGTATTTCCTGATAATTATCAGGGGGGAGCCAATTTTCTTTCGCTGTGGCGAAGGTCTCAAAAAAAGACCATATTTCTCGGCTTGTCTGTCTCAACAGAAGTTTCTGTTTCTGATCTGGCAGAAAGGGCTTACGCGCGGGTTGGCGGCTCAGCCAAGCCATAATAATGGGAGCTATGCACCACCCGACGCTAATGGGCAATGCGATGAACATCATCAGCGGATCAAACACCAATTCTAGTGATGTGAGACTCAGACCGCAGGCAACATTCAGCCACATTGCCCGATAAAAACCTAAAACAGAAATACTGGAATGGTAGTTATCTGGGTTATAGCTTACCCATTGGTTGAGATTACGCTGGCTTACACCAAGTCGCCAAAGCGTAACTCCAATAGCGTATAATGAGTAACCGGCCTCGTGGGGTAGTATCATAAACGTGAGACCGATACGTGAAATGCGCTTCAAGGCTCCAGTTGAGACCAGTTGCAGATGTTGTTTAAGGGGACGGCGGTGCGGTTTATGAACGAGATCCCATGATATGCTAAGCGCCGCAGGAAGAAACCATATTAGCGTAAGCACGCTAAACCAGTATAAAGGGTTGGGGAGCCAGAGCAGCGCGCTAAATACAAGCAGCATGAGCGACGGCGCTACCAGGCTGCGTCGGAGATTATCCAATAATTTCCAGCGAGAAAGAATGGACAATGGATTTTTTTCTCTGCTTCCGTCAGCTTTTCTGACCCGAACCCTTAACCAATTGAGAAGTTGCCAATCTCCGCGGATCCAGCGCGTACGACGTGCGACGTCTGAGAGATAATTAGTTGGATATTGTTCGTAAAGTAAAACGTCGCTCAGCAGTCCAGAGCGGGCGTAACATCCTTCCAGCAGGTCGTGACTGAGTACGAGATTTTCCGGACAGACGTTGGCAGTGGACTGGACAAAAATATCTACATCATAGATACCTTTGCCTACGAACGATCCCTCGCCGAAAAGATCCTGATATATATCCGAAGACATCATCGAATAGGGATTATTACCCGGGACGCTGCTGCGCATGGCGGCGTAGCGCCCCTGACCGTAAAGAGGCATTTCCTCTGCCAAGCCTGGCTGTAAAATTCCATACCCTTTAACGACTCGTTGGAACGTTGGATCATATTCTGGTTTGTTTAACGGATGCGCCATTGTGGCCACCAGTTTATGAGCGGTATCGCGAGGCAGGAGCGTATCACTGTCAAGAGTGATGACGTAATTAATCCTTCCGGGCAAAGCCTGCGAGGAAAGGTCTGCAACGCTCGAAAACTGAGTTCCCGGTTGGCGTAACCAGCTGTTAAGAAGAGCTAGTTTGCCCCGCTTGCGTTCATATCCCATCCAGACTCTCTGCGAATCGTTCCACTCCGGCTGGCGGTGCAGTAGATAAAATCGAGATCGGCCGCCAGGGTTTCGCCGATTAAGTCTCTGCGTCTCAGCAATCGCTTGTCTTAAAAGGACAGTGTTTTCCTCGGTATCCTCAGTTGATGAATCCGCAAAATCGGTAAGAAGTGCAAAGCAGAGATTTTCATCCTGATTGCCAAGGCTGCAGACTTCGAGGCGAGAGAGAAGTTTGCTGAGGTTTTCATAGCTTGTCAGCATGCAAGGGATTGCAACCATTGTGGCATATTCAACTGGTATCCCACTTGAAAAGTCCATCCGTGGCAAAGGTCTGGGAGTACGGAAGCGTGTCGTTGCTTCGCTAAGCATATCGCTGGCGAGTTGACTAATGGCAACAATAAGGGGGAGGGCTAGGGGGATGAGTAGCCAGAATATACCCTGTACTGCAGTTTCATATAATATGGTAGCCGTAGCGGCCGTGGTCAAAAGACTCAGGCTACCAAGCCATGACAGAAGGGGCGATTTGTTCATACTCTGCCGCAGCCGTTTCAATAGAGACCTTTCAACTGACAACAGTTTTTCGAGTTGTGGCCTTCCACCTCCAAGCAGAAAATAACCGATATGTCGGTGCTCAGGATCTAGACTCGGTTCGCAAGACATTGCCATCACGCGGTTTGCAACTTCCGGTTCACTCAATTTCGCATCTCTGGCAAGTGTTTCAATCACATGGCGATAATGATCTCTGGTGTCGAAGTGCATGTGAGGATATATACCAGTTGGGTCAAGGCGTAGCGTTTGCTCGACTACGCTGATGTTCTCTGCAAAATCAGACCAGTTCGTTTCACTCAGCAGACGTAAACTCGAAATACTGTTACTGACGGAGAGCTGGCTGGCGGCAAGCTGCTGGTTGAAGCGATGAATCAGAACCTCAGTTGTAACACCCTGCTCTGCAAGACGTTGTTCAATCCAATTCAGAGGGAGTACAAGAGCATTGCCATGTCCCTGCAGACGTCGAACCATTTCAGCGACAAAGGCACTGCTCAGCGGAGGGTGAGTACGCGCCATATCGGCAACAATCATAATTAGGTCGGCGGGAGCATTCTCTGCACAATCAAAAATCCGCGTTATCCACATATCTGCAAGATTTCGTTCCTGCTGGGCCTGGGTCACTTCGTTGCTCACACGACGCAGGTTTTCAATCAGCGCTAGACGCAGCATTCCTGGCAAAGCCCATATCTCCCCCAATGTCAGAGGTGTCACCTCTTGATAGGCGGAAATATAACTGGTAAGACTGCTGGTGTCCCAGCGTCCGTCGCCATGCGCTATGGCCTCTGAGGCTAAATCATAAATTCTGGGACAACTATGTGGGTAAGCTAGTACCGGAAGACCCTTACCAAAACTTTTCGGTAAGTGCTGGCGTACCATGCGAATCTGCTCTTCAATCAGGTAATAGTTGTCCAGCAGCCACTCACCTGCGGGCATGATACTTGTTTTTTTTCCTGCATTGAGTAGATAGCAACATCGCGTAATTATCGTTTCATTGTTAGTTAGTCGTTTAAGAAGGTAGTACGGTAGTATTTCCGGAGACAATTTGTGCGTACGAGCCAGTTTTTTTCCAAAGCGTTCCAACTGAGGGGTAGAAAACAGTTCCGAACGTAAATAGTTTTCTCCTCCCGAATCGTTGACTGGGGCTGATATGTGTGCGCTGCCTTCGGGCAGAAAACGAGATCGCTTAAACCACGCAATAGGTTTCATTTTCATAGGGTTGCTCTTTTGCTACGTTAACGCGTAGGAGCAGATGCGAAATCAGTTCAGAAACGTTCTCTCAGGATGGGCGTAAGGCATCGGGGATTTGACAACTGCTGATATTATATTAAGTGTAGAACATCGGCTGTGAAGCTAGCGCGGAGAGATAAAAAGTGCTTTACACCCCGGACAAAGCATGGGGCTTTTTAGACGCAGTTTAGAGGAAGGCTGAGCGGATTTTAAGCCGCAAATAGGGCAGGTGACAGTGGTGGTTAATACGCTTCCAAAAAGTTTCATTGCGTAATCGATAACGGACATGATTATTAGCCTCTCAATGAATGTATTTCACTCTATCACATTTGGCTAAAATTAAACCAATTTAAAAGTCACCCAATTTTTAACATAAGTGATGTTTTTTCTTTTCTAACACATCGCTTTCATTCCGCTTTAGAAGCGAATGAATTCCAACCTTTTAAAATCCTTTTGTTATTTTGCAACGCAAGATGATTTTTATCTAGGTAGCCGCCTGGATTGAACACTTGATTTTTTCTACATGAAAAATCAGTTGATTCACATTCGATGTTCTGAGAGCGTTGCAAAATCCGTAACATAAGTTTATAAATATACTGTATATCTATACAGTCACTCATTGCGGAGGGAAAAATGAAAACCGAGTTAACCATTGATCTCATGAAGAAACTTCCTGATGGAGCTATACCTGCGCTTGAATCAGAACTGCTCAAAAGACTCAGCAAACAGTTCGATAATTGTCAGCTAACGATCAAGCGCGCCAGTAATGATGGTTTGACTGTTTTCGGAGGCGACAAGAAAGAGGTTGAGCATATTGTGCAGGAGACCTGGGAAAGCGCGGACGAGTGGTTTTATTAATCGCGTGAATTTCACTGGAGCAGTTTCAAAGAGTATCGCTGTTTGCGTTCCCCTGGCTGTTCCCGATTACTGTTTACCGCGTCATTAAGTCGCTCTGGGGGAAATAGTGTGTAGTGCAGTTGCCTTTAATGCAGATGATCAATGGTACGACGTGGTCAGAAGGGCCGATAAAGCAGTTATCTATAGCTTCCCGGCTGAAGGGAGATATCTGGTTTATCGAGTAAATGGAATAGTTTCATTACGACCGTTACTCGAAGAGGAAGAAATCTTCACTCTCAACGGGTTCATGCAATTTGCAAAACGGCTGGGGTACCGAGTTACACCACCGTCTGATATTATTCTTTCATAGGCCTGAACAACCTATACCTGATGCGCCACGGAGAGAACCATGGCGCTAGAATTACAACTTATCAAACACCACTCAGGAATACTGATCCCGGCAACGCCCGAGACCAGCGATATCCTGCAATCCAAAACCCGGCTCGGCGATGTTCTTGTTGCCGAGTTCAGGCGGCTACGAAACCCGGCATTCCATCGACGCTTTTTCGCGCTTCTCAATCTCGGTTTTGAATACTGGGAACCAACCGGCGGGGCTATCTCTAGCAACGAGCGGAAGCTGATTACTGGCTACGCCAAGTTCCTGGCTTCGTATGCCGGGAATGAGGGCGCGCTTATCGATGCTGCCGAGCAGTATCTTGAGCAGGTTGCTTACCGGCGCGTCACGAATGGCATTAGCCTGTGCAAATCCTTCGATGCTTACCGCTCATGGGTAATCGTTGAGGCAGGGCACTTTGATGCCATTCAGCTGCCAGACGGAACACTCAAAAAGCATCCTCGTAGCATCTCATTCGCTAACATGGACGAACTCGAATTTCAGCAGCTCTATAAAGCTGCGCTCGATGTCCTCTGGCGCTGGGTCCTGTCCCGTTCATTCCGCAGTCGTGATGAGGCCGAAAACGTCGCCGCTCAACTGCTTGGCTTTGCGGGGTGATGGGGATGAAACATAGCTGGTTCCATCATACCGATTGCACAACCCAGCAGGCCGAAGAGCTCATGGCGGAATACCAGCGCCGCGGCGTAATGGTAGAGCGCAGCCTGAACTCCGATTATCTCACCTGGACCGTCAGCGCCCGGCTGCCTGAAGGCAATAAACCGCCGCGTATAAATCGCCGGTGGCAAAACCGGATATGGGGGTGAGCATGGCTATTTATCGCAGCAAAAAATGGCTCGCCGCCGTGGGGCAGATCGAGCGTTGTGTTCTTTGTGGAGCATGGGGAACGCAGGTGGCACACCGGAACGAAGGAAAAGGCATGGGATTAAAAACTGATGACTGTGCGACAGCTGCGCTCTGCGTTTGCTGTCATGAGAGCATTGATAACGGGAATAAGCTGAACAGGGAAGAGCGCCGGCATCTTATGGACCGTGCGATTGTTCTGACAGTGATTGAAGTTGCCCGCCGCGGGCTGGTGGTGCCCGCATGAAAATTTACGAAATTACGCCGATTGGCAAGCCCCGAATGACTCAGCGTGACCGATGGCATAAACGGCCAGCAACAGCAGCGTACTGGGCATACAAAGAACAGGTCAGGCTGTTGGGCATCCGCCTGCCAGAGTCCGGATATCACGTCACGTTTGTCATCCCCATGCCAAAGAGCTGGAGTAAGACGAAGCGGGCGCAATATGTCGGCCAGCCTCATCAACAAAAGCCGGACAAAGACAACCTGGAAAAAGCTTTGCTGGATGCAGTGTTTGACGAGGATAGCCATGTCTGGGACGGACGGGTTACCAAAATCTGGGGAGAAACAGGGCAGATCATTATCGAGGAGGCCAGATGAAGCCAGAAACGCTTGAGATACTCCGGGCGCGCTGGAAGCGCCTTCGCATTTACCGCTACCGGGGATCGGTGCTGGTGGATTACCGCATTCTTCGTAATTTTGTTCGTATCTATCATTCAGCAGGAGCAGCCTAATGAACCTCGAAAACACCGTGAAATACCACTTCGCCAAGTCGACGCTTATTAGCGACTCTCCGCGCGCTACGGCGTCAGACTCATTAAGCGGAACGGATATCATGGCCGCTATGGGCATGACGCAGGAACGCGCCGCCATGGGATACAGTGCCTTCCTCGGCAAGATGGGCATCAGTTACAACGATCGGGCAAGGGCGATTGAGTTGCTGGCTGAGTACGCGTTAACCAAATGCGATAAGGTTGCCGCGCTGCGCAAGCTGGACGATGCGGTTAAGCCACTGGTAATGCGCCAACTGGCCGCCTTCGCTTTTGAGGATTATTCTCGCAGCGCCGCCAGCGTGAAACAGTGCGATGGCTGCAAAGGGGCAGGGTTTATTGACGCTGAGGTTTTCAGCATGAAGTCCCACACTCCGGCAAAAGAGAAGAAATTCGTGAAGATGTCGCTGAGTATGGGTGTCGAAGATATTCGACCTTCTGAGTATGAAGTTCGGAGGCAGGTCAGGGAGGTAGCGCGCGTTCTATGCCCTCAGTGTAAGGGTAAGAAGGTTGTAAGTTGCGCCTGTAAAGATTGCCATGGACGCGGGAAAGCCGTTAATCAGGCTCTTACAGAACGGCAGGGCGTTCCGGTTCTGACCGATTGTAAGCGCTGCAGCGGGCGCGGGTATGAACGAATTCCATCAACTGAGGCTTACGCCGCGATGTGCCAGATAACGGATGCAATCAGCCTCGATACCTGGAAGAAGTCTGTTAAGCCCTTCTACGACCAGCTCATCACCAAGTTTGATATCGAAGAGGCGTGGGCTGATACGCAGCTGAAGCAGATAACAAAATAGGGCGTGAATTTATGGTGAGCTATTTACTTTTCCCTAATCTGTGGTAATTTTGCTCTAACGATGGGTTATTGCCTTCGTTTAAAGCCCTGCGGTTAACCCCGCGGGGCTTTTTGCTACTGGCGATTTATGAATTATTGAAGAGCTAGCGCTATAACGGAAAAAATAAGCGATGCCTCGCCAGCTGCGAGCCTTTTAGTATCCATGGAAGAAGAAGCGAATCTTCAAGCCGACAAATTTCAAAACTGGCCAGACATAATGCTGGATTAAATATAGGACTGGTGGAACAACCAATGTCGCACCAGTTGCGCAGAGTGCGTATACCGCCGAGTCCTTTGCGATTAATGAGTAATTTAGGTTAAGTGTTTCAAGATTAAATGCATTGGCTGTACTCGAACCTACAAATCCAGAGCCAAAAACAACCAAAAACACATAAAGTGATACTGTTATAAGCCTTAAAATTAACCGAATGTATTTCACGATGAACACCTGCTGATTGATGTCATCGTTTTACACAAATGCCATCTGTTTAGCTAGCTTATCGGTCGCTTGGTTCTAAATAATATCCTGTTCATTGCCTTACCCTCACATTGCCAGCCTGTCGCTGGCTTTTTTATTTCAGGCTCCAAGAACTTAATCGACACGCCTTCTTGTTAAATCGTCCCGACGGACAGACCCTTTTCAAACACACAGCACCCGCTAACTACGCGAGGTGAGAGTATGTATCGCATGGACAAACTAACCACCGGTGCTGCTTACGGCGCTTCAGCCGGTAGCATCCTAAACGGCATGCTGAATGCCTACAGCCCCGAGCAGTGGAACGCTATCGGCGTGCTGGTGGGCATCATCATCGCTGTACTGACTTATCTGACGAATCTCTATTTCAAAATTCGCGAAGACAACCGCCGAAGCAGGAGCCGAGATGAACCCGACACTACGAAATAAGCTGGTGGGCGCTATCGTTGGCGGATCCGGAGCAATCACTATTGCAGCTGTGATGCTGGGCAATGCGGATGGGCTGGAAGGGCGACGTTATTACGCCTATCAGGATGTGGTCGGCGTCTGGACTGTTTGCGATGGCCACACCGGTACTGACATTCGCCGCGGTCACCGCTACAGCGACAAAGAGTGCGACATCCTGCTGAAGGCAGATCTGCGAAAGGTAGCAAACGCCATCGACCCGCTGATCAAGGTTCGCATCCCTGAGCCAACCCGCGCCGCGCTTTACTCCTTTACTTACAACGTTGGCTCTGGTGCTTTCGCCAGCTCAACGCTGCTGAAGAAGCTGAACTCCGGTGATGTGCCGGGAGCCTGCAAAGAACTGAAGCGCTGGACATATGCTGGTGGCAAGCAATGGAAGGGGCTGTTCA